ATGTATTAGAAATTCCCAAATATGTCAATGCTTCATTCCATATCTGTGTTTTTAATGTATAAATTTTATCACACACATATGGAGAACCTGTTGTCAATACTTTAAAGGAATCGGGACGGATTGCTTTCGTACCGTATATTACAGGCATATTTCCGTCATATTCTTTATAGATGTTTTTAAAAGACAATCTTTCGTTTTCATCACACGTTATAAGAATCGGTGTTTTCTGCGCGTTTGCATTTACGTCAATGATTCTATCAAGATTATACAATCTTTGAGCAAAGTTTAAAACATCTAAGACAGAATTTGTGTGTATTAAATTGTTGTAGATAATAACACTATCTTTATTAGTTAGATTTTTGGTATAGCCGTTTACCGCATATGCTTTCCTGTCAATTGGTATTCGATAGATATTAAGTCTACCACCAATCATACACTGTAAAGCGCAATAACTTTCTGCGTCATTATCATAGAAGAAAACCGCCTGTCCGTCATTGAATAATGCAAGTTCCAAAAATCGAGAATCCACACCCTCAGGCAAATTTTTCCATTCAAACATTGATATGGATAATTCCATTAAGCGGTTGAAATACTGAATGTATGTTGTATCATTCATTTGTAAAGATTCTCCGAAAGCGGTTTTCGGCACTTTTTTACATTTTCTCATTTAAAATCACTCTCCTGTCGTGTTAGAATTGTCAAGTCCGTAATTGCCAACCTCACTAGCATTTTTCCAAAATGTAATCCCGTTGTCAAATATCTTGCAAATATTACTAATTGCACTTGCCGGACAATTTCCTGTTGCAGTCAATCCCTGTGTTTGAATGAACGTCCAATGTGGTCTATTGTTTATTTGTACAGGTAGCACCTTATTTATAGCATATCCGAATCTTGTAAAATAATCATCAATACATCTTGCCATTTCTTCGGTAACGTGACACCTACTCGCATATAGTAAATCATATCCACTTGCGCGATTGATATTACCGTGTGAAAATGAACCGTTGGTTGTATCGGCTGTTAAAACACTTGCATTGTACATATTTGATAATATGTCAATCCCTAGTGACCCTAAATCACGCAAGGTTGATACATCATTTTGCTGTTGATGTAATCCGCTAGTAATCATTCCTCTAACTGTTGAGCCTGTTCCGATAGTTGTAGCTGTTCCCGATATTTTACTACTTGCAACACCGCTAACATAATTTACTCCAATTTTTCCTAACCCTTGAAATAATTGCAAAGGCAGTGCTGACTGTGCGTATTTTCGCCAACTGTCGTTGGCAAAACTGCACACTGGAAAGTTATCAATTATTAATTGCTCGTTGTATAACGGTCTTGATAGTTCCATTTCACTTCCGCCGAATGTTCCTTTGTAACTATCGGGATATATTACACACGAAACAGGTTGAGTTATTACACCACAACAACGTATTATCGGTTTTAACTTTTCAAAAAATTCATATCTTAAATTTAAAGTTTTACCGTCACCCGTGGACAACTGCAAAAAATGATATGGATATGTGTAAAGTTTTTTGTTTTTTGGAACATAATTTCCAAAACTTTCAGTGCCTTTTAAATAATAGTTTGTTAAATAAACTTTAGTATTTGTTCCAGTTGTGTCAAAAAAGGGGTATGAAAGTTCAAGTCCGCCTGTCGGTACATCTTCATTTACAAAAAATTCCGGAAGCATATATATAGACAATATAGAATTTTCTTTAGCATAATATTTATCAATAAATGAATTGACCGATTCTATGTCATCTTCTTTGAAAACTTTAATTTTAGAGCCACTGTAAATTCCGTCATATTTACCACCAAAATGCTGTGTTCCGTCAACATCAATATAGTTTACGGCTATAAGCATTCCCCTAAAATATAATTCTGATATAGCATTATCATCTGAAAATACATATTCTCCTACTGCCACATTTTCGGGTGTGATATTATCTCCAACATCATCTGATAATGTGTGATTCCGCTTTATAAAACACTGATTTAATTTGCAGTCAAGTAAAAATGTCTGTATATAATCAATCGTATATGTAACCTCAACCGTTACATTATTGACATACTCGACATCTGTGATAAAACAATAAAACCATTTTGACATAAAACTAGTATTTTGAAAAGCCATATAGTTGCATTGAAATATGTTAGATATATTTCCCTGTATTCGTATTGAATTTCGTGACTGTCTTGTGTATGATTGATGTTGTAATGTCGTTACAACATTTGCTGTTCCGTGAAAATAATTATTCTGCGCGGTTCTATCTGCAAAAAATAAGGTGTTAATGTACTCACTATCGCAAGGAACATTTTTATATAATTTTATTGTCGTATTCGGTTCAATATACATCTGCATTATCTCCTTATTTTACGGAGCGATTTTCTCGCCCCGTAAATATTTTAGGCAACTGCAATCGTTGCTGTTCCTGTTTTAGTATTGTCATAAACACTTGTAGCTGTAACAGTAATTTTAGTACCTTTGGCAACACTATCTCCAATTGTGACAAATCCTGTCTTGGAAACTGTAACATTGTCTGTATCTACACTCCAATTCACCGCTTGTGACGCAAAATTTGTTGTGTCAACCTTGACTGTCAACTGAATTGACTGACCCTGCGACACGGTTGCAGTTGACGGTGTAACCGTAACCGCTGTAACTGTCGGTTTGGACGGTATAAACATTATGTTATTTGCAAACGGAGATACACTGAAAGTTTTCCAATTATGGTAGAAATAATTCCAATATAATCCCTGTCCGTTGTACTGTTCTGTGAACTGTTCCATATTGTCGAATATCATAAAGAAATCTCTGTCAACAAGTACACACGGAATCTCGTTAAGTGCATTTAAAACGTCTGCGCTAATTTCAGTATATGTTGGGTCGTTTGCAAAAAGGATATTAAGTCGGTCAATATCCAATTCTCCGAATCCGTCAATCAACACCCTGTGACCCATAAACTCCGCTTTTGACATATTGAAAGCACTCGCTAAAACTTCAACGTCCATTTCTGCGTCAAAGTCTGAATTAATAATGAGATACTGTTCGTCCTTTTTAGACAGTGTTCTGACCCTTGCAATATTGTATTTATCACTCATAAATTCAAGGTTATTAGAAATACCTTTTATCTTGCTAGTGATTTTTTTCATATTCTCGGATGACACTGCCGGAACTGTATACGGGTATGACATACCATTAATAATATGCTTTGCAAGCATATATTTTGTAACAAGAAATTCATCATATGCCGCGCCTGTGTAAATACTATCTACAATCTTAGCGATAAGGTCTGTAACACCCTCATATGACAGAAAAGCCTGTTTCAAGTCGTTCTCCTGTATAGTTACCTTATAAAAATGCTGATAATTCATAACGTGAAAAGCACTTCTGACATCCGGAATTTCTCGCTTGAATACTTCGCTCTCTGCTGTCTGTGGGTCGTATTCAAACGGCTTTGCGATATTTACGAAAATTTCCTCAATTGATTCTCCAAATTCTACGAATCCTTTTTTGAACATAGCAAGCGGATTTTCGTACATCTTGGACGTTACAATTACACGCGCGATTCTGTTTACAAGTGCTGATAAAAACTCGTTCTGTAAAGACGGATAGTCCATTATTACCGCGCCAATTTCTTTAATGCTTTCTGCGTCTTTTGTTGCAACCGGAACATAATTCTGATAATTGATTGACGCGGAATTTCTGATAGCATTGAGAATCTGTTCAGTTGAATTTGTTAATGTTTTTGTTTTAGGTTTTACAGGCATTTAAAATTACCTCTCTTTCTTATTATTCAAAAATATCGTTGAATGTTATTTCTGTTTCGTCTTTTTCTTCTTCAATGTCTTTCTCTTTTTCTTTCTCTTTTTCTTTTTCAATCTCTGTATCGTCATTGAAAAATCTCTCTTTGTATTTCTTTTTCCACGTTTCATCTAACTCGTCATACTTTGCTTTCCAATCTTCCTTTGTCTTTTCGTCATAGTCATTAATGGTATCTGTAATATCTTCAAGTAATTCAATAGCATTATCGTCTGTACTCTCGCCAATTATTGACTTAACACTCTGCAAAATCTCGTCTTTTGTCTTGACTGCCATTACATCATCACTCCTTTTTTGGTATAATTAATTTTTCGCCTACATAAATAAGGCTTGAATTTAAGTTATTAGCTTTCATAATCCGGTTATATTCTCTGCCGTTTCCGTAGAATTGTTTAGCAATCCCCCAAAGGGTATCGCCTTTAACAACTGTATACAATTTCTGTTCTGACTTTTTATAGTTGTTTAAACCGAGTTCTTTGATTCTACTTTCATATTCCATATAGCAGTAATTTTGGTCAACTGTGATACCGTTGATTTTCGTTGAACGTATAGAATTTTTACTACCACCGAATTGCCATATTTGCGTTGAGCCGCCCTGTGTCAAAATAGGTTTTTGCGTCACTTGCCAACTAGCAACCCAATGTGAGTATCGCTTTAACTCTGAATCGAAAACTTCCGATTCAAAATGACTGTGTGACGTATAAATCCCTACCCAATATCCACGACTTTCTACATATGACAAAACGTATTTAATTACATCTGTTAATTCTCTTTTACTTAATTTGAGCATATCGCCCTCTACGTCATAAAATACAGGGTATTCAAATTGTTTATCTTTCATTAAATCACACCAATACTTTGCTTCTGCAATAGCCGTATTTTTATCGAGCGCGTGACCAAAGAAGTAACACCCAACAGGTAATCCAATAGATTTACACTTGTTATAATTAGATTCAAATTCTGAATCTTTATAACAGATATTATCTCCACCACCTATTTTTAATATTGCAAACTCGATATTGTTTTCTTTTTTAGCTTTTGCAAAATCAAACTTGCCTTGCCATTTTGAAACGTCAATTCCAAACTTCATAATTAAATCACTACTCCTTTTATTTTTCGTCTAACTTTGTCGTGTAGATTTTAAGCTGTTCCGACAAATTCGTAACTGCGTCTGTTAATGTCTTAAATTCGTTAGAAAAAAATCTGAACATAAAAACGCACATCACAATCGGAAATCCTAAGTTCGCTACATACGTAGCAACCAATGACAACATATCGTTCATCTCGTTAACCTCACTTTCTCTTAAATTCATATTCATTATATCACATTGATTTAATTTGTCAATAAATTTCATCAAAAATATTGACATTTTTTTAATTAAGGGTGTATAATAAGGAAGAAATCGAAAAAAAGGAAGTGAGAATATGTATTATGACGGCACAAAACTACTATCATTAAAAGACATCAATGGCAATACACCCGAAATTTATATATCAACAACTAATAGAACGGGCGGAAAAACTACTTATTTTAACCGTTTGGCTGTCAACAAATTTAAAAAGAATAAATCAAAATTTATGCTGATATACAGATTCAACTATGAATTAGATGACGTGGCGGAAAAGTTCTTTAATGACATAAAAGGATTATTTTTTCCAAACGACACGTTTACTAGCAAAAGAAAAGCAAACGGCATTTATCACGAATTGTATCTCAATGATATTAAATGCGGCTATGCTGTAACTTTAAATTCTGCGGACGCGTTGAAAAAATACAGTCATATTTTTAATGACGTTGAATTAATGATAATGGACGAGTTCCAAAGTGAAACGAACCATTATTGTGATAAAGAAGTACAAAAGTTACAATCCATTCACACGTCCGTAGCGCGTGGAAACAATAAGCAAGTGCGATATGTTCCTGTTATTCTAATTGGAAATCCTGTATCATTACTTAATCCGTATTATATTGCGTTAGGCATATCGGAAAGACTGCAAAAGAATACGAAATTCTTAAAAGGAAACGGCTTTGTCGTAGAACAAGGATATAACGAAAGTGCTAGTAAAGCGCAAAAAGAAAGTGCATTTAATAAGGCATTTTCAAATTCTACTTATAACTCTTACAATGAACAGGGTGTGTATTTGAATGATAATATGACGTTTATCGAAACTCCAACAGGACGCTCAAAATATGTCTGCACTGTGTCATACAAAAACAAAAACTATGCAATCAAGGAATATCAGAACTCGGGTATTGTTTATTGTGATGATAAAGCGGATAGTACATACCCATTAAAACTCGCACTGACTACGGATGATATGAACATCAATTATGTAATGCTAAAATCCAATGATTTTTTAGTAGCAAATTTACGATATTACTTTGAACACGGTTGCTTCAGATTTAAAAATCTACAATGTAAAGAGTGTATTTTAAAATTAGTTAGTTATTAATGGTATCTACACTTGTTTTGATGAATGTATAATCGGAACACACGGTATAAATTCCGCCGATTATATACCCGACTTTGTGTATCGGCTTTCGTTATTCAAGTGTTAAAGATATAATAAAGGTAGTACATTTTGTACTACCTTTTTTCTGCCTGTTCAGTTAGTAATGCTAACTGAATTACTTTCATTTGACCCGATAAACATACGTCTGTATCTTTTACCGTTAGGAAAAACGGACAGTCTATACAGTTAATATCATTACACTTAAAATCTGCAACAGTTGTTATAGCTTTCATTAATTTTTTAGATGTTTTCATATTAAATCTCCTTTTTAAAAAATCGGGCGCATAGTATACATTTCATTTTCAAGTATTACACCACCATTAATCCTGTGTGGCTTTAACTTTGACGGTACTTGCAAACCCTCTTTAAAGTCTGTTATCTCTCTTTTTGTTTTCAAAAACTCCTGTTCTTCTTCTGTCTGTGGTGTAATCTCACGTGTTTCATTTTCGTTTATTTGTATTATTTTTTTTCCTGTCAAAGATGAGATAAAAAGGTCTTTAGGACGTTGTGGCATACCGGCACATTTTACGTTGTAATATGGATTCTCAATCGGCTTTTGATTTTCTCCAGTAACGTGTTCGATATACGTTTTCGCACGAACAAAATAACCAATATCCCAACTGCTTTCAAGTTTCCAACAGCAAAAATCATTATCATCTACTTTTATTCCTTTAAACTCGGACGGTTGTAAATCGCAATGAATACTGTCAGTATCAGCATAAATGAATCCTCTTTTATTCGCACCATAGTAATTTTTCTGTGCGGCTCTGATTGTAAAATTTCTCGCATATGACGTGATTGCACTTCCTATTGCAATGTACCCTGCTTTTTTAGAATTATCGGGTACTACACCATAATGAATTATGCCTGTTTCGTCTGCTATTGCAATCTTATAATTTGATGACGTAGAACTTGCTAACTTTCCGTAAAGATTATTTAAAAACAGTTTCGCGATTGTACGTTTACCGCCTTTTGATTCCATTTTAATCTTCTTGTACTTGTTGATGTACTCATCAAATAATCCTATTGCTGTGCTAAAATAACAACCGCTTATTATCTTTAAATCATACAGGTCATAGTGTTCTTTTAGCAATTCAAAGTCTGTCATTGTCAATGTCAATGTCACGTTCGTGTCGTGAATCTCATTGTCGGGTGTCCTGTAATATCTACTGTACTGTCCTGTTTTCCTGTCACGAAAATCGGATGTTTCCAAAATCTCTGTTGACTTGTAAAGTAATGAATGTTTAATTTGCACAAAAGGTAACATATTCTTTTTGATTTTGAAACGTGTATTAATTCTAACAAAATAATACATATTGTTTTTCTTTGCCTGTTCGGGAATATCGCCTACCCAAAAGGTCGGTCTGCCTATCGGGTATCTATTTCCGCTTTCACTTGACATCATTGACGGATAAAGACTATTTACATCCCCTGTCGTGCCGTTCTTTTTGATTCTGTTCTCTTTGCCTTTTACTAAGTAGCACCATCCACCGTGGTATGATTTACGAATGTATTCGTCCGCGTTTTCTTCTCCGTATTTTTCGGGATTCAGATAAAATTGTGTCAAGTCGGGGAACAGGTTCTCATATTCTCCCTGTGGGTACATCTTTTTAAACTCTGACATACAGCACGAACCTATTGTGAGTTTGTTGTGACCCTCTGCAAAAAATAACTCGAGTGCTTCTTTGACAACTAGAACATCATTAGCAATATATTCTCGCTCCTGCTGTGTTATCTCGCAACCGCTATATCTATATCCCTCATATTCCATATCCAATTTTTGATGTTTTGTTTTAAAAGCTTTACCAATTTCTTTAACCGACAGCGGTATCAGTTTCAATGAATCTCTCAATTCGATTGTATGATTATTCACTTTAATAGTAATTGAATACCATTGACCTAAATCTGAAATTACATACTCATATGAATTATTTTTCATTTTCTTTTGCTTCTCCCAGCAACCACTAAGGGAATTTTCACTGTCAAACTGATATGCCAACTTTAAATCGGTATGATTCATTATGTATGACAGCCAAAATTCTCCGTCAAATTTTAAATTGTGATAATACACGATTAAATTACAGTCCATAGATTTTAGATACTCGAAAGTTTTTTCAATGCCTGTTAAAATTGTTACATCTTCTGAACCAATTTCAACTAAGGCACTCGCCCATACTTCCGTGTATGTCTGTCCCTTAAAAACTGTCGTTTCAAAATCGCCTACTAGAACTCTAGTAGAACTCTTCCTCAATTGCGTCATTTAATCGTGTTGAATAGAACGTATCTATCGTTCCATTTGCTGATAACAGGGCGAACAAATCAGTAAAGTGTGATACTAATAACGAACCCTCACTGTCTTGATAAATAATCATTATCTTTTCGGCGATTAAAGCTTCTTTATTACTATATTCTTCTGATAAATCTAATATATCTTCCTCTGCCATTCTGTCCTTAACTAATTGAATCGCTAATTCCCTGTATTGTGCAATCGGGTACGGTCGTAGACCTCTAACACCTTTTGTACCTTTCATTAAGTAATCAGGAAAACCGCTTAACCTCAATAATATTTCATCTACTATTGAATATGACGGTGCTTTAAATTTCTTTCGTGTTTCTGCCGCTTTTTGCGCGCGTTCGTGACGTTCTTCTTTCCGTCTTTCTTTACCTGTTAAAATCTCTCCCGTTTCAACGTCAACCCACCGCGCGCGTTCATATAATACATCGGGTGATATTGCTTTTAATTTTTTTAATGTCTTTTTACTAAGATTCCCTTTCTTTGTATATTCATTCTGCGGTATTTCAAAATCGTCAAAGAAAAACCCACGTTTTTCCATTCGTTTGATATTCTGTTGTACACGTTTTCTTTCTTTCCGAATCTCTGCAATTAATTGCTTTTGCGTCATAAGATAACACCTCTAGTAATACAGGACGGTAATTATACCGTCCTGTGTGATTTATAATGTTTAATGTTTCACGTGAAACATTAAGCGATTATTTTAAGCTGATAGAATTTTCTACCGTTATTTGAAATAGATTCGATAACCCGAACCGTTACAACTCCCGTTTCACTGTCTGCAATACAATCCTCAAGCATTTCAAGGGATTCTGCTACAGTTGCTGATATGCAAGTGTATAACTCGCCGTCTGTTGCCTTAAGGACTGATACCGTTACAGGGTTTCCGTCCTTGTCTGTGTCCTCATAACTTCCTACGGAATTTACCTTAATTTCAAGACCGGCTGAAATTGCATTACTTGCGTTTCTTGCGTTAAAAAGTTCAATTTTTGATAACATAATTTTTTACCTCACTTTTCTTAATCTTCTTTAACATCTTTAACATTTCTTGTTATCAACGGAAGTTCAACTGCATTTTCATAAAATGCCTGTTCCGTAATACCGTACCTGTGTGTTTCACTCGTTCTGTCTACAACCTGTACAGGCTTGATTGATTCATCATTGATTGCAATGCTAATCGCTGACATCAATGCCGATTCCTTTTTTGGGAGTTCTTTAAGAATGACAATTCGATTCTCGACTTCCGCTGTCTGTGTGTTTACACACA